ACTTCAATAGATTATTTGGTGGCTATCGAAGAGTCCTTATCTTGGCAGACAATGATGACAAGAAAGATGGATCTAATCCGGGGATGGAGTTGGCCGAGAAAGTTTTACAAGAAGTTGAACACGCAGAGTTAATACCTCTACCACTCGGAAGTGATGTAAACTCTATAGTATTGGATGAGGGTTTAGATGGGCTACGAAGGAGATTAGGAATAGATGAGCGTGTATGAGGATGGAATCCGTAGATCCAATGACGATGCAGAGTTTGAAAGACTTACTGGAAAGCTTGGGCCTAAAAATCCTAAGCCTAAAGCCAGACCCAAGTCAGCCTTTGGCCCTCGAGATAGTAGTTCAACTACCGCAGACCCGGTGATGAATCAGTTCGTTGCTGACTCATGGGATATTATCGATGAGCTTGGCAACTTACTGATTAGTAAACAAAGAGACTACGGCCCGGGCAATATCAACAATGCATACGGTGGCCCTATCAATGGGTTGATGGTTCGTATGGGTGATAAGTTTGAAAGACTAAAGAACTTACTAGCATCAGGCCATAAGCCTGAGCATGAGTCCATTGAGGACTCGTTCAAGGATCTGGCTAACTACTGCATCATTGCGATGATGGTTACTCGTGGCACATGGCCGGAGAACAAGTGAAGAAATTTTTTTTATTATTACTTGTTGTAATTACATTGATGGCATTCGTTGCCAAGTTTGTGATGGATGCAATCGTAGAACTTGAGGATGATGAGTGAGTTCTGCTGACTATGATCGCTTAGATAGATCCGCAGAACATCTCGAGGATCTGCTGCATATATCCGCAGCACACATCCATCGCAGGTTTGCTGGTTATGTAGACAAAGAAGATTTAATTCAAGAGCTTCGAGTCTATGTTCTTAAGCGACCTCACTTGGCCAAGATGTTGGATGAGGCTTACGAAGTAAGCAAGGATGAGACTAAGTGGGTAGCAAGGCGGATCATGGCACGATTCCGCAGGACAGTTGAGAAGTATGCAAGGAAAGAGAAGGCCGCAAAGCTGGGCTATTCAACAGGCGATGAGTTCTTCTATGACACGATAACGATAGCCAAAATGTTGCCAGTTGCATTTGAGTTTGATTCATACGGTGCAGTAATGGTTGACAAGGTAGACGATGGCACCCCACGCAAGCCATCAGTTCCAAGTGAGGGTGGCAATATCTTGGCTGTAGTAATTGATATTAGATCTGCAATAGATCTGCTAGAGGCAGATGAGCAGGTGATGTTACGCAATAGGTATTCCAATAGCCCAATGACTTTGTCTGAGATAGCAGAAGAGATGGGCATAAGTGATTCAACAGTAGATAGAAAGATTCAAGGCTCACTAAGAAAGATCATCGATCACTTAGGGGGGCCAACGCCTTGGGTCTAAAGATAGTTCTTGAGAGATACGAAGTTGTTCTCGCTGCTAACACAGCGATTGAACGCTATGTATCTACGATGAAGAACCAACAGATGCGTGGACTACAGGACATGGATGCATGGCAGAGAATCCTTCTCGATGTTGATGGTGCCGGTGCTGAGATCGCAGTAGCTAAGTATCTTGGTGTCTACTGGGGTGGTGCCTTCGGTCAAGGTGGTGTAGATATTGAACCCAACATCGATGTTAAATACACAAAGCATGAGCAAGGTAGATTACTTGTTAGACCTGATGCTAAAGATGATGTGAAGTTTGTATTGGTTAGAGGTGGTATGCCTAACTACGAGCTGATTGGTTGGATCATGGGTGCAGAAGCAAAGAACCCGGAGTGGTTGGATAAACCTGACTGGCGTAGACCAGAGATCTATTGCGTACCAGAGGAGAGTCTAAGAAAATTCAGAGGGAGTTACAATAACTAATGGCTACATACGAATACAGTTGCAGTAAGTGTGGGATCAGCGTTGAGATCGAACGCAGAATGACAGAGGAAGAAGCTGCACCTAAGTGTGATTGCGGTTTGATGATGTCTCGAGTATGGACAGCAACGCCTACAGTATTCAAGGCCGGTGGTTTCTACTCGGTAGATAATCCAAGGACATAAAAAGACTAAGCCCCTCACGGCCTACAGTCCGGAGGGGTCTTAGTTGTATCAGTTTAATGCCGCTGTCGGCATTGTCAAGTTACTTTCCGTAGTCTTCCTTTAGGAATTTGCCACAGTAAGGCCAAGGCTTAGAGCCTCGATCAACATAAATGTGAAGAGCTACCCAGAACTGTTCGAGTAGGGTTGAATCCTTCGGTGGCTTAGTCTTGCTGCCGCCGTGAGCAACCCAAGTCCTTGGATACTCGATCTGGAATAGCCCTTGGAACTGTTTGCGTTTGCCGCTGACAGCATTAAGCCGACCAGAGGATTCACACATAGCCAATTTCTGCCACGATAAAGGTAGTTGATCCAAAGATAAGTCCGGAATCTCTACCACTTTTGGAACTACCTCTACAGGTTTTAACTCGAGGTGGATTGGGGCGTTTGGGGTCAGCGAAATCGCCAACCCCAAAGCCACCAGTCCGATTATGAATCGGTGATGCATTACTTCTCCTTCCACATTAGGGCTGTTACCAGCCCCAGTATCGGTATTGCTATTAGTAGCGGTTGATTCTCTGCTATCCCTACAGGGAGAGTAAAGAATAAGAGTATGACTAGGACAAAGCCTACCAACTATGCCCCCTTACTCTCGAAATTAAAGCTCTTGTATTCATTGACCAACTCGATTACTTGATCCAAGCACTCGCCGTCAGTCATCTCTTCGCCATCAGTAGCGACCACCTTCTCGATAGCCTCGATAAGTTCATAATCTCTCATCACTTATACTCGCAATCTCTGTCGGTAGTGCCACACGCAGGGCAGGTCGCCATGTAGCAACCCTCTTCATGCCCCTTGATGTCGCAGTCAGTCCATACCCAATCTTCAGAGGGCACACAGGCTAGGCCAGTAGTCATGCGGTCACCTCTTCCACTTCGCCGACTTCGACCCAGCCGCCGCCTTGCACCTCAGTTGAATCTTGAACATCATCTATACCCCAGGCGATTTCTCGTGCCTCGGATTCAGATTCTGCCTCGATAAATAACTCGTGCAGAACTATCTCTTTCTGAGTGACTCGATACTTAGGCATTACTTCACCTCGGCCTTCTGTAACTCGTCAATCTTTATCGAGGCCTCTTTAAGAATCGAATCAAAGATGATTCTATCTATCGGATAAGTCGCCAAGACTTGACGAATCAGATCACTAGGGAATCCCTGTAGTTCAAGCTCTTTTACGAGTGCCTGTTCTACCTCGAATCCGCAGTCTGTCCGGCCACTCTTTTTCTTATCCTCTTCAATCTTCTCTTCGCAGATGTCGAAGAGAGTCTTGTCTTCAGACTCTTCAATCAGGTCAGCCCAATCAGGGTCAGCAATCTTGTTGCCTTCCGAGTTATACCAATACGAATCCATTCCGTATTCGTGCATCTCACCTCTGTAATAGAAAGTCTCGCCTTCATACTTCAGGGTCATTCGATACGCTGTCGAGGTCGAGAATGAATCTGCCTCTACAACTTCTAACTTATCGTTTATCTTCATTATCATTCTTTCTGTAGGTTGGTTGGTATCCAAGATGAATACCCGAAGAGGCAGGGAGAAGATTCCCCCTGCCCTATCGGCTACTAATCTTTCAGTTGCGTTAGGTCAATCATTCGAGTCGCTGTCTTGCTTTCTTCAGCGTTATGTCTATCGGTAATCCACCACTCAAGGCCTTCGAGCCTTGTTGCTAGATCGTGGTTGGCTAAAGGGTCGCTTGAATAAATCACGACCCAAGTCTTATGAACTGTCATTGAATCACCCCCTCTCTGCACTTATTGCAATCACAATTCGCCACACAAATCGGGCACTCGGTTGAGCAATCACCTGCGTGAATAGTCATCACCACAATTACACCTCGCAATCGTGGCCATAAGCCCACTCTTGGCAATCGTTATCATCTAGCAGGTCGAAGACCCGAGAACACTCGGGGCACTTAGCCTTGGTTGGAATCGTAGGCATTACTTATCTCCCTCGCTGTCGCCTTCACCGCTTGAACGCTTTTGGCATTCGCATTCACAGCATTTACAGCCGCAATCATTCGAGTAATACCCACACTCGAGGCAGACCCAATTCGAGCATTTACATTCTTCACACATTAGAGGCATTTACTCACCGCCCCTCTTCCGGAAAGTGGCACTCAATCATTGACCCTATGCAGTAGCCATCACCGACCCACCACACTTGACCGACAGCCCACACAATAAGGCCGAGCAGAATTAGAGCATTTATTCCAAGCGATACGGCGAGAACTATCTCGCCTCTTCTATTAAGTTTCATAGACCGAACTCACTCTCAACACTTAGAAGCTCGAGAACAAAAGCCTCGCAATCTTGGGGGCGATTAGCCCATTCACTTAACGCATCTCCCAACTTACCCAACTCGACATAACCCATTGACTCGCTTGGGTCTTTCCAATCTGCAAGAGGTGAGCCGAGATTCTCGGCAGAATGTCCAACAAGATCTAAGAACATTCTAAACGGCCTAAAGTCTTGGTAATTACTAGACCAAGAATAAAGAGACTCGATAGCCTCGCAATAAGTGGGGGCAGAATCTGCACTCCACGCTAACGACCCCACGCTCTTGGGGGTCTTGGTTTCTGTGTTCATTTATTGCCTTTCTGTAGGTGTTGAATGTCTATGGAATTCCCTTAGACATAAAGCAAGGGCAAGACTCGGAAGCCTTGCCCTCACTTTACGGCCTAAGCGATTACGGCCTCGATACCTGCCCGAGAGTAGGCCTTGATTAAGGCATTCATTCGAGTCTTGGAGAGAGGGGCGAATACCAAGACCTCACGAGTCTCGGAATCGAGGAGAGTAATTACAGGGTTAGCGGTTCGCATTTACGGCAACCCCCTCGAGGTCTTTCAGACCTGCCTCGACTTTAGGGTGCAACTCATTACGCATTGAAGCGAATGAGGCAGGTGGCCAACCTGCCGAGATAACTCGGCGGAGAAGCAAGGAGAGAGAGTGGCCATTGACTAACTCGAGAGCCTTATCGAGTGCCTTGTTGGCCTCTTCAATCTGCCCCAACTCGTAAAGATAAGCCCCTCGAATCGCCTCGAGTGCTGCCGAATCTTGGCCGAGTAATTGAATCGCCGTAATGAATGCGAGTGCATCTTCAGAATCTAAAGAGATTCCAATCGCCCCGAGTGCATAGTCTCGAATCTGTATCGAGTTAGAGATTCCAATCGTGGCGGTCTTGATTGCATTCTCTTCAAGCATTCGAGAATCTTGGAATGAATCGAGTAATGAATCGAGTGCATTCTTGGCCTCGAGGTGAGTAGGTAATGCGGTTTCAATCGTCATTTATTTATTCTCTTTCTGTAGGTAAAGAGTGGGAGAGATTCCCACCCCCTAAGTATCGGGGAGAAGCTTTAAGAATTCAATGACCTATTAGATCGTGTTGCCGTAAATGCGAACCGCTAACCC